CTTCCGTTGAACTAACTTCATTGCAACAGTCTAATGAAAGACAAGAAGCATTACTGAAAGTTGTTGCTAAGAACACATTTAATATGAATATGATGGCAAGAGATATGAACATCACTCGCCAAAATATTGCATCATTGACAAAATCGGTAACTGGAAAATCGTCAAAGGGTGCTGATGCACTTTGGATGGGTGCAGCAAAAAGAGATGCTGCACTTTCATCTGCAAAAGCTACACCTCAAACTACTACAACACCACAAAAAGTAACATCATCTTCGTCATTTTTAGGTGGAATAGTTGGTGGTCTAGCAGGTCTTGGTGGCGGCATTGGTTCTGTTATTTTTAGAGCACTTGGTTCTGTAATTGCAATTGCACCTCTTTTAGGTATTATAGGTATAGCAGCATCAGCTTATGCAATTAAAAAGATGAGCGACGATATTGATTTCGGAGGAATTTATGATTCTGTTAAAAAAGGTATCGCTGGAGTTTTAGGAATAGATTTAGAAAGCGAGAAACCTATTTTAAGGCAACTAGCAGAAAATTTAAATAACTTGTTTAACACTAAAAAATTTACAGACATATATGATTGGATCGATCAAAAATTCGGTGATGATTTTAAAAAAATTAGAGATGGTATTGAAACCGGAACCAAATTGACTATGGCTTATACTGAAGCAGCATTTAAAGTATTATCTTTTAATTTTGGAAAACTTGGAGAAATATTCTCTTTTCACTTTAAAGAATTTATAAATCAATATAAACCAGAATTGTTGTTGACATTAGGTGCTGCCATAGGAGGAAGTGTTGGAAGTTTGTTCGGAATAAAAGGTGCTGCTTTAGGAGCATTGGTAGGTAGTGCTGTTGGATACATAACAGGAAAATTAACGCAAACTAGAACGCCGGAGGATATTGAAAAAGATGTAGGAGAGATGGAAACTATAGTAAATCCTCGTCGTAAACGATTGGATGAATTGAGGGCTAAAGGTCGGGAAAACCTTAGTGTGAGAGAATTGGCTGAAATGACAAAATATGAAAAAGAACTCCCACAATATGAAGATCGACTATCATTTTATAGAGAGGAATTAAGTGTACAAAATGCCAGACTAGAAGGATTAAGAATTAAATCTGCAAATTTTGCTATTCCCGGAAATCAAAATTATAATGCAATAATAGAAGAATCTTTGAGAAAAAGAGGTTTAACGACCGCTCCAACATCACAAGCAACACCATCAACTAGCCCAACTAGAGTTAATTACACTGAACAATCTATAATGGATTTAATATACAAAAAATTTAGAGCAGCAGGATATTCCGACTCTCAAGCGAGGGCTGCAATAGCTAATGCAATTCGAGAATCAGGTTTAAATCCTTATGCAGAAAATACTAATGGAGAGGACAGTTATGGGCTATTTCAAATCAATTTGAAAGCACATAACAGTAAAGGAATTCGATTCACTAAAGAAGAATTGATGGATCCAGAAAAAAATATTGATGCAAAATTAAAAATTATGGCTACGGATTATAGAGAACAGGATAAAGTTTTCAGAGATATTTTCAATCCTGATCAAGCAACAGATTTTTTCATGAGAAACTTTTCAAGACCAAAAGATCAAAGTATTAATGAATCAAAAATAAGAATATCTAATTTACAAAAAATTCCTGGAAATATGGTAGATCGAATGAGTACAGATTTAGCTGCAACAACCAGAGGCTTCAATACTCAACCCGCAACACCTGCCATTCCAGTTCCACCTTCACCACCCAATCAACAAGCAGTCGCACCAAAACCACCAACACCACAAGTTGCAAATCCGGATACAATAGAACTTTTCTTTAATCTGGCTTTTGCTGGTACTACAAGATAGAAAAAACCCCGCTTTCGCGGGGTTTCTGTTTTAGTTTGCTTCTGCTAGAGATTTGAAATAATCTAGATCATCATCTTCAGCAGTTACGGGTGCTTTGGTTACGGGTGGAATAAGCGACTTTGGTGCTTCAGTCACACGCGCCTGCGCGGGAGCAGGAGCATCTTCGGTATCACCTTCGAAACCAAGAACTTTGTCCAAACGACCTTTAAGCAACTCATAACTCTTGAAATTCTTACGATCAAGAAATTCTTTGAGTGAATATTCTTGAGTGTAAAGCTTTTCAAGTTTAGCATCATCACCATCAAAAAGTGCAGACGGATCTGCAAATTCTGATTTGTCGTAATTGCGATAACCTTCGACGTTACGAATCTTGAGTTTAAAGTTTGCACCTTCCCAAAAGTCGAACGGATTCAGAGGCTTTTCATCCGCAAATTCGGGATTCATAGCTTCAGTAATCTTATCGAAGATTTTCTTACCAAACTTAAACAAACGAACCGTTCCTTCATTTTCAGGATTTGAAGGATCAGATACAACATAAATGTTAGCCACATATGAAAGCTTACGCTTTTGTTTCCTAACAATCTCTTTATTCGATTCGACACCTGAATTCCAAAGAGTGCTATTGTGTTCGCACACAGGGCACTTCTCATTCAAAGTGGTCAAACAGTTGTCAATCAACCAACCACCTGGTCCCTGAAAGCCATGATTGAAGATTCGTACCCAAGGAAGACCATCCTCACCATCAACAGAGGGTGCGGGAAGAAAACGAATAACTGCCATTCCGTTTCCAGATTTGTCTACATTAGGTTGCCAGAATCGAGTATCGTCTTTTGAGCCAGCTTCAGCAGCTTGATTGGTGCTCTCGATTGCTTTAGTCAGTTTATCGAGGCTAGAACGATTGCGTTTGAGATTTGCAAATGACATGATATTTCCTTTCGTATAACGGTGTATAAACGGTGTATTTAAATTGTCCACATAAACATAATATACTATTATTTAGCAACATGCAAGATGTGGTTTAGTTTTTTTACGGTATCTTTTACATCTACATGAAGAATTCCGTAACCACCTGCTTTATTGAAAGACTCAATAACATCAGGTGTATCGTCGATCAAAATACTTTTTGAGTTTGCATATTTTGCTTTGAGTGAACGACCTGGTACGATGTTCACCTTCACACGAATATCTTTACTCTGCAACCAAAATTTCTTTTGATCTTCAACAACAGGATGATACTTTTTGCCTCCAGAAGAAGACAAGATTTCAATATCAATCCCTGTATCTTTTACAACTTGTAAAAGTGTTTGACCTCCAGGATTCCAATCCAATGTTTTGAATTGCTCAGTCTCAACAAATTTAGTCCAGTTGTCCGACCATTCTTTGTTAGCGCGAGAAAGTGTTGGAGATTCTCCAAAAAGTTTAGTGTACCTTGCTTCAAAATCGCAAAGAACACCATCCATATCAAGATAAATTTTTGTGATCATTTAAATGCCTCTAGAGCGATTTTCCTACATTTTTCTTTATCGAAACTTACAAATGGAGTATATCTCATCCACCTAGAAAAAGCAATAGGCCAGACGATGGTATCCTTGATTTTTTCCTTCCACTTAGGTAAGAAATTCATCAATGAATTCAATATGATAACAGTCTCATCACAGACAGTTCCCTGTCTACTGAGTACGAAAAGTTTCGGATAGTCACTGCAAACCTTTAACAAATCGTTAACTTTGCCGTGATTTGAGAGTTCATGGCAATCATTTTTGAAAACATAGGACAATGATTGAATTCGTTTCATTCGATTGTAGTGCGTTTCATTCGCTTCATCTGTCAGTAGATTGCCAGCCCAAGAATCGGGATCATTCAAAAGATTAGAAATAACAAATTCTTTATATTCGTCTGTATCATACTTTCTGGACAACTTATAAAAATAATACTTGTCTTTTCTTTTCTCGAATGTCTCGATTGTGATGTTGCATTTACCATTGTACTTGAAATAATCATAATTCGTTGTGAAATGTAATTTCAAGACATGGTAAATGCTGAACGCTTCATAGCCTGTCATATTGGTAAACGTCTAGTTTTCGGAAGTAAATTCAATGCTTGTGCATCAATTTCAATTTTAGCCTTCAAATCTTTATTCACAAGGGTTGATGCAACTTCTACTTCCATTCCTGTTCGATTACAATACTCGATGATTGCTTCCATATAATTGTAATCAGTTCCAGAAACAATATTTTCTATTTCTTCATAGAACTTGTGCATCTCTTCTTTTGTAGGCATATTACTTTACAATCGTTTCATAGAGTTGTTCGAATTGTTCATGTGTTGCAACTTCTTCATCATAGTTCTGTTTATGATACACTTTAACCAAACGATTTACAAGGCGTTTTGGAAGTTTCAAATCCTCACATACAGTCTTTACCGCTTCCTTGATAAGATCCTTCTCAGCTTCAATTCGAGTCATTGAATTGGAACATTCACGAATAGCATCGAGAAGTTTCTTACGGTCTGCCTCAGCAGAAATTTGATTAATACTAAATTGTTTCACGGCCATAATATATTCTCCTTAAAAGAAACCGATTTTACCACCAACTTTGTGGTTAGTTTTTAACTCATTCTTAGATTTGTCTCCAAAAATTTCAGCGAGAGTCCAAGAATCTTTTTCTTCATTCAAACTAAAACCTTGTTTTTCAGCCAAAGCCTTAGCTTGGTTGTCATCCAACTTTTCTAATTTC